ACATCCCACCAACACTTTCAATTAGTTCAACTCCGGCCTCTTCAAATAAGGCTCTTGTAGTTTTAATAGACTCTCCCCAACGCCCCTCTAGTTCTTTAGTGGCTACAGGAGCTACCACCCTAATAATACCGGACTGTATTACCTGCAGGGCACAGGCCGAACAAGGCATGAACGGTACGGTGTAAAGAGTGCAACCATCTAAAGCTTGCTTGGCCTGTAGGATAGCATTAATTTCACCATGGATAGTATGACTTAGTTTCTGGGTTCTGTCCTCCAATCGTTCCGGAGAATCCTTGAGCTTGCTCGGAAAGCCGTTGTACCCCAGCGATACTACCTTGTTTCTGTATGTAATCACCGCTCCCACCTTGGTTGATGGGTCCTTGGACCAACTGCTTACTTCCCGCGCCAGCTTCAGGAACCGGTTGTCCCACTTCTTTTCGTTCTCTTCGGACTCTAGCCAATTCTCGCTCAATGTACCACTTCGCCTTTTCTAGGTCTTCTAGTTCTTTGTCTTTATTCTTCTTACCAGCCCGATAAAGATACTTGATCGCGTTCCCTCGATTAAATGGAAGGTCCTCAGTAAACTCAATGATGTCATAGCCCTTACTGTTCTGGTAGTGGCTCGGGCTTATCGGGTTGTTGGGCTTCTTTCCACTCACTGATCCAATCAGCGGGGATGGTACGAACGCAATATTTGATACCGTGTTCTTTGCACCAGTCTGAGTATCTAGTGGTGGAACCCCTCGAAAGCTTATTGTCTGCCCCGAAGAATAGTCTAAAGTCACGGTCTGGGTTAGCTTTGATGATGCCCAAGATTTTAGTACGCTGTCCTGAGCTAAGATACCCTTTGACCTCAAGAATCGGGCGATGTGCTCCTGATCGTGCTTTAATAGTGAAATCGGGTAAGTATCTGCGCCTTTGTACAACAACCACTGAGCCGCAACTAGGACACTTTCCGGACACGACTCGTGTAGTAAATTGAAGTCGCTCGTTCTCGTAGTCGTATAGTATACCTGCATCATCAAGCTGCTCCTTGCACCGTGCTTCTAATTTGCTCCGCAACTGCGGGGCTCGACGCTTCGTAAATGTCTTTTTGCTCATAATTTCTTAGTAGATAAATTAGGCCGAACTGCTCACAGAAGTAATCTTCCCAGTCCTTCCCAATCTTTTCCTCATAAGCCTTAAAGACCCGTCCGAATAAATCCTTAGAATTCTTCGCTCCTGTGAGTAGTTTTTCTGCATTAGCCGGTCCAATTCCAGGGAGTCCAGGAATGTTATCGGTAGTGTCTCCAGTGAGCAGTTGGGTTGCAAGGCTAAAGTCGGCATTCTTTTTACTCTGCTTAGTGTACTCAGTCGTCACCCAATTGTAATGGTTACCGGGAACCTGAAGAAGGTCCTTGTCAATGGTTACAATGATTGTATTCTTGGGGTCCTTACTAGCCTCAATGGACATACAATCATCCGCCTCAATATCTGGTCTAGTTATAGCCCCTCGACTGAGTAGGTAATTCCCCACATCCTCGTAGTAGACGGGCTTAGGTTGATTCCTGTTCCCTTTATAGGGCTTGGTGGTAGCCAATCTGTGTCTAAAGGTAGAGGAGTCGGAAAGATATACGTCAACTGATGATGGGGAGAACCTCTCGACGAGAGACTCAAGCACGGTATTAGTGGCGTGGATAGCAAATTCAACTGGCTGTATCTCCTTTCTAGACCAGATGACTCCATCAACCTCTTCGGCTAACTTCTTGGCTGCTTTATGATTCTCCGGATTTTGCCAAGTACCTTGATTTCCGTACAGTAGAGGATCGTCATATGATACCAGATAGTGAGTCTTCTCTGCTGCAAAGGCGCACCGATACCGGAGCACATCCCCATCAACGAGTAACTTCACGAATCTCCAAGCCCATAATGGCCTTACTAATAGTTACCATGTGCTTAGTCCCGGTACCTCCTGGGAAGGCTACAACCACATCGGGGTCTAGCCCCAGCATCCAGTGATTCCGCTCTAGTCCTGCTCGTTTACCGTAGTAGTCCCAATTAGGAGGAACAACTATCTCTGGGATTCCGTGGGACCTAGCCCACTCTCCAGCTAGGGAGTCTGCTCCTGTAGCCCCTCCATGGATAACTAGTTCACAGTAATCCTCATCGCTGGTAATGAACATCTTGTCAAGGGTATTAAACACCTTGGCTTTATCTTTAAAATCCCTACCACCACAAACTAATACTCTCATAGTTAAAAAGAAGGGGCCTTTCGGCCCCGTTCTTGTTTACTCCTTAGTTCGGTCGCCCGAAAGGCAGGATGTTCTGTCCCAACTCTGCGGTAGTATCTGACTTCTCTCCAGCCTCCAGCTTGGTTAGCTCAGAAGCAAAGTGCTGAGCCCAAGCGATGGCTGCTGCTAGGATGTCCGTCTCATACTCCACCACATTATACTTGTCATGCATGACTAGGTAGTGGGTACGATCATCGTCATCCCGTAGCTTGCCTGCATGAACCGTATACGGCTTGCAGGAGTAGATATCAGCGTGAATTACTTCCATGAGGCGTCCTCCGACTGGGCCTCAGCAATTGCCTCGGAGACCTCATCCTTTGGAGAATCCTCCTGCTGCTTACCCTTCATCAAGACATCCGTATAGTGCTCAAACAACTGGTAGATCACTTCCTCTCGGTTAGCTTCCTTAGGAGGAAGCTTAACTGCTCCATTAGCCAGCATAAGGGACACGAGGGTGAGGGCGGTGTTGCGAGTAGCCCCAAGTTCTCGCATTCGGTCATTGTTGACATCCCTTAGCTCCTTGTTCTTCCAATATTCATCTTTTGCTGGATCACCCTTAAAACCGCCACCTGTTCCGACTCGGAAGGTCTTGGCAGGCGCGGCTTGAATCGCTTCACCACTCTCCCATGGGCGTAGAGTTGAGAGGTCAACATTCTTACGTCCTTTTGCATCAATTGAAACCTCAAACTCATAACTCTTACCTTCCTCTACGGCCTTGCGGTAACCTGTACCGAAGAAGCCGTCCTGTCCCTTTAGGACGAAGGAGTGGAGAAGCTTACCGGAGCCGAAATCTTTAGAGAAGGTGCGGCCTACTACACCGCGGACAATATCAGACAATTAGACTTTCCTCGCTTGTGCGAATGTTATAGATGGTTTCGCGGACTTGTTCCGCTTCAGAATCAGTTAGGTAGAAGAGACGGGCTCTACGACCGAGAGCCTTTTGATTAGATCGGTACTTTGCTACGTACTCTTTGTTTTTAGACTTCTTTTCTGGGATATCCATAGTATCCTCTTATTATTTGTATTTTCTTTAGACAATATAAATTCGTAAAAGTTCACTCCTTCTCGTACTCAGAAATATCTGTGTACAACCCGTTGCTCACAGTTCTCCGGATGTACTCCTTCCCTCCATCAACCATCATCATAGGGGCTACCAGTTTCCCTGTCTCCACCAGCTTACCGTCTACCCACGCTCGTTCCGGCTCTTTAGGGGCCTTCTCACAGTAATGGGTTCGGTAATCATGTCTGTGGGTAGACTCTAGAATATGCCCGCAGTAATTACACTGGATAGCATTACGCTTTATTCTGCTCATACTTTACTCCTTTACCCTTACTCCAATGTGATCCTACCTTTACCTCACATCCAAGAGGGACATAAAGATTGATCCCATAATTCCGTAGCAGGTAATCAGGAGTATCCACAAGAAAAGACTGCTTAGAAAGCTCATGGAAGGCTCCGGCTTCATCCAATGGAAGCTCCGCCACGATAGAGTCGTGGACTGTATTGGTAAGGAACATCTTGAGTTTGCTTCGTTTGAGTCTGTGCCAGAAACATACGAGAGATATGGGAATGATCTCAGCAGTGGAAAATGATTGGACCGGGTAATTAAAGATTTCAGTTGTTCTAGTGATATAACCTGAACGTGAGACCTTGGCATCAGGCCAATAAAACACCATTCCCCATTCGGTTTTAAGCCTTTTATCTCTACTAACGAGTAGCGTCCATCCTGTCTGAACTTGATATAATTGGCGGTACTCTTCCCTGAAGGCAGCCAGATAGCGTAATTGAGCGGCTGATCCAGAGCTTGCTCCGTAAAGAGGTCTAAAAGTTTCAGGCTTTGCATTTGTTCTGATATCACTGGTTACTTCCTCCGGGGTGACCCCGAAAATCGCGCAAGCTGAAAGAATGTGCGGGTCTCCGCCCGCCTCAATAAGCTTCTTGCCATTAGGGTCTCGTCCAAGGTGCATAGCCCCTCGGAACTCAAGCGACGAGCCGTCTGTCTCGCCAGTGCACCAGCCAGGATGTCGGCTGGAAAACATCTGCTTAAGAGTACGATCAATATTCTGGTACTGAATCTTGTACTCTTTGCCTGACGACGAGAGTCGGTGTGTCGCCGTGACTGCTTGGTTGAGGTTTGCATAGAGGATTCCTCCATTCTCCTTACAGCACTCCCTCATTTTAGTGAGGGTATCGAGACGTTTTACAAGAGGCTTTGCTGTGAGGAAGCATTCCTTGAAGGCTTGCTGCTCTGGAGTAGTCGCCTTAAGAGCTTTAATTGCATCTTCATCTGTTCTCCGTCCTCCCGCCTCAGTACGATCAGGCTCCCCTTTCCTTGTGCGTAGCTCAGTAAAGGCCAGTCTTTCATATAAGAACTCTCCGACTTGCTTAGGAGAGTTAAGGTTGATTCCACCAGTGATAATGCGGAGGCGTTCTTCTGCTTCCGTGTAGGACCGTAATACCTTCTGATACTCATCTTCCACTTTCTCCTTGTCCAGATGCATTCCCTGCATCTCGATTTCGGCAAGAACAGGGGTAGTGACACAGCGGGTGAAGAATACCGGAAGCAATCCAGTCTCGTTCAACAGCCTTCTCTGCTTCAGGAATATCTTGTGCGTCGATAGGACATCCCCCTCGCAATACTGACTTAGCCACTTGATTGGTATTTCGCTTGGACATACTCCACCCTGGATTAATGATTTAACAACTGAGTTCTTTAAAGGCGCTCCGTACTTCTTGGCAAGGCTGTCCAGGTCTTTGGGTCCCTTCCGGTTCCCCAGCCATACATACTCGGCCAACATGGTGTCAAATACCACGAGTGTTTCAATGGCATAACCCATACGAGCCAACCATTGAAGCTCAAACTTGGCGTTTTGTACCACCACGAAGTCACATACGGCGAGCCTTCTGAACAAATCCCCTTGGTTAAACTCATCGCCCACCTGTGTTCGCACTTGTCCATCTGGGCCGCAGTACGAGGTAAGGAGTAGCTTGTTTTCGGGATTCCCTGCAAAACCAAACTGACGATTAGTGGTCTCAAAGTCGATTACTAGGTAGTTATCGGATAGGTAAATCTCGGATGGATTCTTTTTCGTCAGAAAGTGTGGTAGTTCTCCCATTATCCTCATTCTTATTATTTTTGTTCACGTAACCCTTTCCTCCGCAGGTGCCGCAGCACCACTGAAATCCCTCTACGAGATCAGGTACGAACCCCAGCCCTTCACATTTAGGACATGGACTATTATTAGCTAGGAAAGCCTCTCTAAGTATGTTCAAGTTTGAACCTGAGCCGCGATCTCCGGCAGGTACTTCCTCACGATGGCGCCAGCGCGCGCCGCGGCCTCCGCGGACCAGCCCTCGGCTACGTCGGATGCACTGGCGAGTAGCTGGAGCATTTCAAGGTGCAGCGCGTACAGGGCTGCGGCCTCGTCGGCATGAAGAACGTGAAGGGGTATCTGCCGCTTCCCAACAACATGCGTTGACTCGATCAGCTTGCCAATCGCTGTCGATACGACATGTTCCCCGGCACCCGCGAAGTCAGATGGTGAAGGGGGCATGCAGCTTCTCCCACGGTATCTGCCGGCACTTACGCAGTTCGGCTATGAACTCCTCGGTTTTCTTGGCGTTGCGACGCAAGACAGCCTGCCCCTTCGGGGATTGCAGCCACTCGATAATCTGCTCGGCTGCCGCCTTGGCGTCATATTCCACGGCCTGTACTTCGCTATTCATCAGTCCTCCATATCCAAATCCATCGCCGCTTGCGCGTCCTCGTCCCCCTGGCACAGGAAGCAGAGGCGGTTTTCGGATGGTTTGACGAATCGCCGGTGACACTCCTCGCAATGCGAGTAAAGGTCAGGGTTAACAGATGCGGCGGCACCGGTGCTCATTCTTCCTCGTCTTCCTGTCCGGGCCACACATAGGAGATAATGAGGGCTGTAACTAATACAAACACGACTGACACAAGAGCTAGAACCAACGCACCTTCAGGTGTGCTCAACATATTTAACTCCCCCTTCCTTAAGTATGTTCAATCGTCGTCCTCTCCATCAAGGAGGTCCTCTGCAAGCCATGTATCAGTGAAATAAATGATCCACCAGACTACGGAAGCCGTGGCTACTGCTGCCACTAGTAGCAAGAAAATTTCTTTAGGTGTGAGTGACATGTTTTACTCCCCACTCTTTAATAGCGAGCTGACATGCTGGGCAGGGTTTTGCACAGGCTGGCTTTCCGTCTTTGGCGGCTCGCTGGACGCATATCTTGTGGACTCTACGATTCCGTGCTTTGAGCAAGCACGCAAGTTCTGCGTGAAGGCGCTGTCTAAACGGTTGGCCAACTCTTGCGCCATAGCTCGCTTGAAGAGGGTGTGTTCGTGTTGAGTTATTGGCACTAGCAATGACTCGTCCTCGTTTGTCATACGCTGTGGCTGTTATGTGGTACTTCAATCAAAGAGGTCCCCATCCAACAGGTCTCCAACGGCCCCACCCAAGAAGGAGCCTCCTATGAGGCCGCCTAGTAGAGCGGAGTCAGTAGCAGCAGCTATACCCGCAGACAGGAGAAAGTTGGCAGCATCAAACTCGGAATCGTAGACAGTCCCATCTGTACAGGTATGGAGCCTACCAAACACCTGTACTCCACAGTGCTTACACTTCATTATTAGGGGCTCCTCTCAATGAGGGAAAGCTGGCAATCGACGAACCACGCACATTTACCGGCCTCGTAGAAGGTTATGGAGTAGATTCCGCTACTCCTAGAGCTAATAACCCCAAGAGTTCCTGGAGGAATCCCAACCCATTCCTCTTTTAGCTCAACAATATCCCCAACACAGAACGCATGCTTCTGTCTAGAGTCGCGATATTTTCTGGCCCATTCAAGTTGCTTGTCGTTCATTCAACTACCCTCGATGTTAAAGGATCAATCTGTACCTTAAACGCCTCATGCTTACCGGATAGCTTGTTCTTGGGGAAGGAGAAGGTACGGATGTTATTAGCCTCATCGACCTCATTAGCCCCAATACCAAGCATCAGATCAACCTGGCCCGGAATACCTACATTCGAGCCATCAACGTCGCCTCTTCCAAGCACTGCTTTACCAGTTGCCGAGTCTCCGGCTTGAGTAACCGACACAACGAGGAGTCGTCGAGATTTTGCAAGATTTCGAGCCTCCGTCGCAGCTTTCTCAAGCTGTTGAGTTCGTCCATCAGATCGGACATCAAGGTTTCGGAGCTGGTCAAGGATGACAATATCTGGTTTGTGCTGTTCGACGAGTTTTCGTATCTCATAGAAATTCCCCGGTGCTAACGGTTTAAGAACTAGTAACCCATAGTCTCTGGCGTCAAGTAGGCGCTGTGCCTTGTCCGGATTCTCCTGAATCTCGTACTTGTTCATTCGAGTCATGCGAGTCAGGTACCGCATGTAGAGGTCCGCTGCTGGGTCCTCGTTCCCGATGTAGAGTACCTTCTTCTTCTGGGCCACAAAGCCAGCAGTCATGTTTATTACAATAAGACTCTTTCCCATTTCCGTGGGAGCGAACACCAGAATATGGTGTCCTGGCTTTGCCTGCCCGTCTACGGCGTCGTTCAGTGCCTTTGGCCATAGCTCAATACACTTATCACTTGAGAAGTGCTCCTTGATTAAGGACTCTACAGGTACTGACTCAAAGACTTCCTCCTGAGTCTCATCTTGAGTATCCGCAGCCTTGAGGGCTAGGAATTCCTCCATGAGAGTAGAGACCATTTCTGGGTCCTTACCCGTAGCCAGAAGAGCGGACAGCTTGAGTCCTACGGAGTGACGCTTGATAGCGTTTAACTCTTTAAGAACATTGATTGTAGAGACATCCTCCGGTAGTCCTACAACCACAGCCTTAATCCGCTCTACCTGCTTAGCCGAGGGTATCTCTCGCTCAACCGTGCCAAGGAGGATATCCGTATCCACCTTCTTGGCATCCTTATCAGCCGTGTAGTATTCCTTAACCTTAGTTAAAACAAAGCAGACCTCAGGTGAGAACTCAGCGTTTAGATTCCCTCCTACGAGATTGTCTACTCGTTCCCAAGCATCCCTAGATCGGATGCTCGCTGCTAGAATCTTGGTTTCCAACGATTACCAGACACCGTAGTTGTTTTTAGCCTGAATCTTACCTTCCACGGTATCAGGAGGTGTGATGGTACCTACTGCATCATATCCGTACAGGTTGCTTGCTCTCTTCAGCTTGTTCCAGAGAGCAGTGTTGCTGACGTTGACCTGGAAGAAGTTGTAGTACCGATCACGGAGCACATTACCAGTACAACCAAGCTCCTTAGTAAGAGCCTCATACAACTTGGTACCGGAGAAGTTCTTCTTACTCTGCCGCTTAAGCTCAGAGAAGTGAATAACTCGACCTCGATCGAGCTTCATGCCACCCCCCTTAGTGTTCCCAGCAAAGGAGGCCTTGAGAATATACTCCCATTCCTCGGCTGTAAGGGCTCGGGGTGGGTCCATCACCCCTCTGGCATGGCCATCCGCGAACTCTGCCAGTACCACTGCTCCGCAGTTCTGTGGGTACTTCCATGCCTCAAGACGGCAGGTAGAGAGATCAATCTTCTTTAGCGGTTCGGCGGGCTCGACCTTTTTAGCAACACCAACTAGGCGCTTAGCGACCATTCTACGAATAACTCCTGACAAGTTGTTCAATGTCTGCAACATAATGATATTTGAGGTCCTTTTGAATCGGACACAGCTTGAGGTTCGGCATCAAGAATTTATACCTCTTGATGATTGCCTCTCCCCGGAGAGTAGCATCCTTATCCAAGGCTAACAGATAGTTGTCTGCCGGCCACTGCTCAATAAGCTCCTCCACGTGCTTCTGGATAAAGTTAATCCCCAGCAAGGCGTACGTCCTGCACACCTGAGAGGCCTTTAGGGCGGATATTGAGTCCTCCACGATCAGAACTGTCTTCCGATCCTTGGGGGTCTCAAAGGCGTTCCTAGGGAACTCCCCATTAGTCGTGAAGTTCATCAGGGTCTTTGGGAACCCATTTAACTTCTTAAACTCATGCCCAATAATCACAGGCATACCTGGCTTCCTGATGGGGATGACTAGATGGCCTAGACTATTTCCCAACCATCCCTTAGACATAGCCAGCTCCGGAGTGATGGAGTATTTCTTGATTAATGTCTCATTCCACTCCCCGGAGATAGCAGTCATATTGTACAGATGGGGTCTACTCTCATCGTAGGGATTTGCCAGCGGGGCAGAGGCTTCCCGCATCTCCCCCGTCTTAGCGTTAAGACGCCCACTCTTGTTACAAGACCCTCTCCAGCACTTCCATGAGACATTATCAAAGTAGCAGATAACGGAGAAGGATTTCTCTTTCGTACCCCCACCATGACAAAACGGGCATAGAAGCCCGCTTTTCCTATCACCTACACTTAAATCAGAAGCATACATCCCTATAGTTAGGGCCTCGTATGCTCCTACCTGCCTATCCACCGGAGATTGATGGACGGAGGGGGACATCAACTTCTCCTAGGTCTACGGGCTTCTTGGGGTCCGGTACGGCACATGCGGGGTCCGGCTCGAAGGGGAGTCCTGCCTGATCCCCGTCCTCATGCTCGTCTGGCTCAGGAGGAGCCTCGTCCACAAGCTCGGCATGGCCGAATGCCTCGATGGAGTCGAAGTCCTCATCTTCCTCGACAACGATATCCGTCTCGTAGCCTACGAGGGAGATAGTACCTGCCTTAGCAAAGTAGAACCCACCAGACAGTCCATCAATACCCTCCTGAGTCTCAATTACGAGTTCAGTATCGTCAGGGTACTTGCTGAGTAGGACTACCAGCTCCTTAACAGTTAACCCATTACGGATGTTAACAGCAGGATCAGACTTCTTCACCATCCGACTCTCCTTCATGCTCAACAAGATCATCTTCCGTAATCTCAGCAATGACGGAGAGATACTTAACATTAGATTCTTCCTCTGCGAGGCGTTGGTCGAGCAGACTCTCAAATTCCTCAACAAAGCCCTTACGGCTCTCCGCAAAGCGGGGAGTAGCAAGCCCGGCTACGTCGGGCATAGTCCCATTTAACAAATATTCTTCTTCTGGATCATATTCATAATCATTTCTATCAATATTATTTCTATTCATGTATTACTCTTTAACAAATAGATTAAATCTAAGTATTAGACAACTGAAATCTGAAGAAGTTCAATTTATTTTCTATTAGTAAGGTTTGACCTCTTCTTCAGCAAAGAGCTTGAACTGAGCATGAAGGTCCTTTTCCTCTGCCCCAGGTGGAGCCTTATATCTGTCTAAAAATGCATCTAGATTAAGCAAGTTGCCGTATTGACCGAACTTCTCGGGATGCATTTCAAAGCGGCTTCCTCGGAGCATTGGAAAGTCTGCTGTAGTACGATTCCAGACAACGATCTGGAATAGAGAGATGCCCATACCGTATTCAGGGCGATGGGCGGCTACCGGATTAACCATTAAGGGGAGCCCATACCACGACCCACCTTTACCATACTTCATCAGCAGCTTGATCACTTCTGCTGTGTCGGTGTTGGAATTCCTATTATCCCCTCGACTAGGCAAGTCATAGTTGACTACAGGAGCAAAGATAATGGTCTGGTGCCAATTATCAGCACGATTAAGGGTTGTACTGATGTACTCCTCTACGACAAGCCTTTGGGATTCTTCTGGAAGGTCCTTGAATTCCTTTACGCTCTGAATCTCTTCGAGATACCGCTCATACGTCATTCCAGTAGGAAAGCGCAACCAGCTCGTGCCCCGAATTGTTGCCCAACTACTATGTCCATATCCTCCTTTCTTCGGGAAGGAGAAGTCAGGGAGGTTTATGTTATTAAGTACGGCTGCGTGGCAGCCTAGGCTGGAAAGTGTCCCTTTAATAAAAACATTGCACTCGATCTGAGACTTATCTGAGATTTTGACAAAAGCCATATAGCTTACTTCCTTAGAGCCAGATGCTTGGTACGGATGGCGTTGACGTAGGCGTTGATGGTTTCTGTACACTCCAAACCGGGGGCTGTATTGACCTCACAGACGACGGCTGATTTAAGCTTCCGTGGACCATTACCTTGGTCCAAGATAGCCAGAATATCCACACCGCCAAACAGAAGCCCAAGACTACGTACAGCACTGACCGCAATACGGTTAATTTCGGCCACTCCATCTTTGGAACAGCTGAGATTGTCATGTGCAAAAATCCAACCGTTATCGTGATTCCTAACCAAGCGGTCACGAACAGCAGGAGCATTAGTGTTGGCATCTAGTTTCGCCTTCTTTTCTACGAAGTCAATGACCTTACCATCGAACACATGGACTCGGAACTCATGGGTCTTTGGGTAGTTCCGGGTGTACAAAGGTGCATCCGGCAACCTTTCCACTTCCGAAATAACCCGAATTCCTGTACCTCCTGAAGCTGTCACACTGAGACGGGCGAATACTTGATGTTTCTTTGCCAACCACTTCTTGGCGGTATCTTTGTCTGTTGTGTTCCGCAACACAGGCACACCAGCAGCGTTTAGACATTTGAACGTCTCCAGCTTGTTGATAGCGCGTGCCACGGAGTCAGTATTATTGAGGTAGCACCCTGCCTTATCGCTTTTTGCAACCACCTCCGCAACTGTGCCCCACGCTGGTCGTACAGTACTCCCCCAATTGACGATAACAGGGTAAGGTCTCCCTCTAAAGAAAGCACGTCTCCGCTTATAACGATCTGGAGAGTTCTCGAACCACCGCCGGCACTTGAGGGCTCTGGCGAGGGCTCGGGCACTGTTGGACCCTCGCGCTGCGTAGATGATGAGATCATAGTAGTCGAACGTATCCTTTCGCAGGCGCGGGCCTGCTTTTTTACCGATTAAACGACGACGAAGTTTAGCGGCCATGTTTAGGCGACATTCCTCATTTCAAAATCCTTCTCACCGGGATCAGAGCTATCGACATATGGGGTTGGTGCTGGAACCACCGACTTAGGTAGAGCGACGTAGAGGGGAGGCAAGGAAGGCCGGGTATCTGCCAGAGCAGTGCTTCCAGACAACTTCCATGCGTCCAAATCCTTGTCATAGATAAGGTGTGGCTTACCAGTGGCCTGCCAGTTATCCCGGACAATCTGTCCCGTGAAGCAGTCAATCATCCCCTTAAACTGGCCCTCGATGTGGATGTGGGCTCTCGCTGCGCCTGAGGTCTTTGGAACAGACTTAGCATCCGTCTTAAAGAACCCAAGGAATGGGATGGCAAAGGAGTGCTGTCCGTACCACGTCCCTCCGGGCACACATCTGTACCCCTCAGTCTTTTTTACGGATTCATTTACCTGATAGTACCAGCCGTACTCGTAGGTATACACCTCCTCCCCACCTGCCACACGTACCTTCTTTCGTTCAAAGCAATGCGGGTGACCTTCGAGCTGATCTACCCTAGCCAGAATCTCCGCATCAGGTACGTCCCACAGCTCTCCTTCGACAGGGGTGGCTGTAGACTCAAGCAGGAGTCCAGGATAGTTCCCTAGATGCAGGAGAATACCATTGACCCGAGACTGCCTTACGTATTTGGACCCCTTTAATGTGTTGTTGTTATAGAACTCTTTCTTAAGGGTCCCATACACAAACAACCGAACAGGATACGTTAATTCTTTAAGTTCGTTCTTCATACCCTTTTTACAGCATCCTTCTGCTACGCAATCCAGAAAATCACAGTGAGATACATCACCTTTAAACAGACATAGGTTATCGTTAATGGAGATTTCCCTTTGTAGGTAGAACACTTGCAGGGATACTCCCAGTAAAGCCGTACCCGGCCATGGTTGCAGGATCGGTATGGCACATCGGGCAGATAGGGGAGTCATTAATCCACATGATCCTCTTACTTTCCTCTACGGAATTACCGATGTCCCCTGAGCAGCATCCACATCCGTTCTTCGTAAGCTCATTGAAGCGGAGAATAGATATAGCCCGATTACCAGGACCACAATGAGTGAGGCTAGGACTACCGTCGCCTGAGCTATCCACGTCCCCACTTTTACCATCGTTTCCAGAAACTGTTCCTGTGGGGAGAGCGAGGATTGGACGTGGGTAGCCAGCTTTCGGAGGCTCTCGCGTCTTAAACTCATCGTATCTTTTGGACCACTCCGCGTCGAATTCCACATACAACGGATGTGGTTCGACAATGAGGGCCTGCTTACCAGTCTTTTTGTCGGGCTTGAGTCCCACAACCCTACCAAGAAGAACCCCAAGATCAGACATGTCCTTGTACTGCTCCAACGTCATAGACGACATGTGGACAGGAGCGGAGGAATTAAAGATTGTTCCTACAATCTGCCCCATGTTGTCCTGATTGCGGTACTTAGACCACATGCGAGTATCAACCAGAACACACTGATCGTAGGAAAATCCGCTGGTAGCGAGCCGCTCAGTGGCTCGGCGGACCTTCTTGTGGCCCTTGGGGCGACAGGAGTTTTTGGATAGTTCAAATACCCTTTTGTCCTGCTCCGCTTTCGGTACCTTAATCCCTTTAAGGATGTCCTTAATCAGGTCCTGTTGGATTTCAGAGATTTTGGCACCCTGAGCCATCGCGGCCTTAGTCCCAATCGTTGTAGAAATCTTGGTTTGTTCTTTCGTATGGGAAGGTTGGCCTACCGTCTGCGCCTGACCCCCAGCTACGGTAGTGGCCCCCGAGCGGGTCGTACCCGTGGACCTTGGGACAAAAGGGACGGTGGTGTACTCCCGTAGGTTCTTAACGTTAAACTTAACCCACACCTTCTCCGGGAGGTTAAGCATTTCCTTGTCAATGGTAATCTGGTGCCGCTCCAAGATGGAGCGAAGCATCAGGCGTTCACTCATCCACCACAGAGTATTCTCCCCCGCCACATAGGCCAGCTTCAGTGGACGACCTGAGTTACGGGCAATGTTCAGGGTACCATCCTTGGAGTTATGCCACACGAAGGCAAAGCCTCCCGTGCACGCCTCAAGGGTCTCCTTCTCTCCTAGGGCCGCCATCGCCGCAGCGACGTGGGCGGAGTCCACATCATGATTGATCTTCTTGCCGGCAGGCAGAAGGGTCATGGCGTTACTGACGTGCCCATTGTGGGTGAGGGTGATGTGATCAAACTGGAACGGATGGGCATTCCAATTGTGCCGCTGACCCATGGTGGCAGCCCTGTTATGAGCGATCAGCATGGAATACTTGTCCGCATCCATGAGGATACGTTGTGTACGGCCCATACCGAGGAAGTCAGGACCAGCCATGGCCCGCTTCCATACTTCCGGCTCCTGTGTCTCCTTACCGAGAGTTACAGCAGCGATACCCGTGGAATGGTCTCCACGGAGAGTGCTACAGAAGATAGCATCATGAAGGGCATCCCTTCGGTTCTTTACGTTCTTAATGCCTTCTGTAGAGGCAACACCAGCTAGTCCGCAAATAGGCCTTCTCCTTCTTTATGGGTTGTTAAGGTCGTCGTCAATACCATCTTCAATCCAGACAGGCGCCGGCGCGGGCGGATCAGCTCCTAGTCCATACGCCATTCTTATCTCTTCGTCCCAACCGCGTCGGCGGGCAGCAAGAGCTGCCGCAGCTAATGGGCCCAGCTCTTGCGGCACCATCACTACTGGTGGTGGGTTGGCCTTGTTCTTTGCCAGAAGAGGATTCTCACCATAAAATCGAGGATTAGGAGATTTCCACTTCCGAACATCCAGCACCTGTAGTATCTCTTGAGCCGAATAGCAGACCCTAAGAGACTGCTCCCTCGATACAGGGATGTGGCCAAGAACACCTCGAACAGCAGGTCCGAGGCTATTAACTACAGAATTAACGTTAAGCCGTCCCGCGCTGATTCGACTTCTCAATTCAGCCGGGCTTATTGCCAAAGACTCCTTCTTAATGGCAAGAATGATGTTTATCCACCCCATGATCAGTTGCTTGGAGAAGGTCATAGGCATATGCCTAAACTCCACGGACCCGAAGCGTCCTAGAGCCTGCATATTGAGTCCTGCATACCTCTCGAAGTTATCCGAGACCTTCTTAGAGGTAAAGCGATTACTCTCCGGAGCAGCCTGATACAGAATATCGTCATGGATCAGGGCAGTAAGGATGCTTGTAGCCTGTTTGATGGCCTCATCACTGTAATAGAAAGGAACACAGTAGATGGATTCCTCCCTGTTGTTGCCGACCCACTTGAAAATCATGGGCTCTAGAAGGGTGTACAGAGCTGTAAAGGAGATGAGGTTTTCCAGACTGACTTCCCGCATATCAAGATGCACGTGCATCCCTGTGCGTATGGAAGTAGTTATCTGAGACTTCTCCCTATAGTCTATGAAGGCGTTTACCGCCTGAACCACATCCTGTCCGAACAGGGGCTCAGTAAATACGAACTCCATACCACCATTTCTCAGGGAGCCGTCCTTTTTAATTGTCCAATAAGCGGACAACGGCCGAGGCAGAATAGTGTTTTCACTAAAAGCACAGTTCTCTACCTCAAACTCCAGCCCCAGATACGTCTCTGGTAGTACTAGAGAATTATCCCCTCTCCTCGCAAGTTTAGGTGGGTTGTTCCCTAGCAACCGACCAATCTCAACACTAGGCATAACTAGTTCACCTGAATGTTAGGAAAGCTCTCAGTTACCAGTAGGTAATCGCTATCTCCATCCAGAGCCACGCTGGTAGGAGATGTGGCGAAGCCTACTAGCTTCGTTTTATAGTGAAGGCACGGAACCTTGTACCCAAGCACATGCGCCAGTGAAAAGTATGGGGTCAACGCACACCCAAACCTCTCCCCCCGCATTAGGTCCATATACGCCCGATCAAATGGTCTATACGTGGGCTTGAATAGGGCTTTAGCATATGGCCAAGAATCCATGATTCCAGGGGGCTGTATGTCTCCTGCTCCGAGCATGGTGTACCTGACCAGGCTGCTTCTGTGGCCCCTATACTGCGACCTAGCACTTCTGCGGGACACAAAGAATACCGAGGCATCCAGTTCCGCAGTACCGTACTGAGGACACCCAAACTGAGCCTGCTCCATGATGCGCTCGAAGGGGACAGTTCTCAAATCCCCATTCGAGTCAGTTATCCGAACTCTCTCCCCACCACCATCTGGTCCATGGATGAAGATAGGCAGGTATTCCCCAATCCTATGCTCATCATAGCCAATGAAGGAGGAGCGGTAGTACTGAATGAAGTCAGCTAGATTTTCAACGTCAGGAGGTCTGTACATACTACCTCTTAGCGAACTTGGTATTCCTTACGGAAGATGGCGGAATTTTTAACGAACTCTTTGGCACCAGACATCACTGCTCTGGCATGGGCGCACCCCAGATCAATGATGCTAAGAGCCAGGCGCTGATTCTCAGTGTTGATGGCCTCCTGAACCTCCTTCCAGGGGATAATGGCATGCAGTCGTTCGAGAGAAGCCATATCAGACCGGAAGGCGGTCATCAGCTCAGATAGGGCGAAACAGAAATGCGTGCCTACTGTTGAGTGATACTGGACCCCTGGCACCCAGAAGTTCGAGAGGGTACGGTATTCCACACCGTAATCCTTAACTCGATAAGAACCAGCCTTGCCATAGAACTGGCGACGAGGGCCCTGTGAGTCCAGGAACACAGACGGAAGACCCAGAACGAGGTCCATGAACTGCACCACAATGTGTGGTGGGATGAGGTTCTTGTCATACCCCACATGGATGTGGCCACCCGCGTAGCGTACCAGAGACCCAATCACAGCATCAGGCGGCTTCCGCACTTGGCCCGTGTATGCGTCGATGTCAGGATCACACCCAACCTCGAATGCCTTCGGGTGGCTCCTGCGGTAATTCTCCGTAAAGGCGGCGGAGGAATCCTTCCAGATGCGGAGACCCTTGAGGCTGGCCCACTGATTGATGGAATCCACTACCCCGCGGCACTGCTCGACCATTAGTGAAGTAGAATTCTGCGGCTTAATATTAAACTCCGCAGCAGCACCATCCTCCTGGATCATCGCCCCTTCGGGGATGTCTCGTACATGCTCCCACCCCTTGAGTGTATTAGTGAGAGGGAGAGGATCATGCTTGGTTCCCCCGATCAGACCTGTGACAAGGACAGGGGTAATCTCGGTCTTGTTGGCCTTTCTGGTCTCTCCAGCTATCTTCGAGGGTACTTCCTTAACTACTTTATTTGAACGAGCTAGAAACAGTTCGGGATCAGCCCCGAAAGTAACTACCATGGCTGAGCTGCTCAATGTTACCTCGTGTGTGTAAGTACTTGTTTTCCAACGGTTTTTGACGACAAAACGGCTTCCTTAGCATCCGTAAAGGACGCCAACCCATCTACTTCAAACACAGTTTTCGGACTAGGACGTATGAAAGATACTGTGTCTAGGTATGGCTCATTACTACGTACACCATGAAATTCGTAGTAACGCCTAACACAGATCGGCGTTTTATTAGAGGTTAAAACTTTAGCTGGTTGAGTGAGATCGAATCTAGCGTGCCGACGTTTGTAGCAATGCCCTAAGGCTATTAGTTTTAGTCGGCTTGGAGTTTGGTCAAGATTTAATTTCGGAGACCTCCTAGAACGGGGCTTCCCGCCTAGGAGGCGTGGGTAGTCTTTCAGACTACCTCTTACTCGTCGTATTCCATCGTGTAGTCATGAATCTGGACCACGATCCCGCTTGATCCAACATAGATGGGGTCCCCCACCTTTCTCTCCCAGAGGGACTTATCTCCCCCGAAGTCAGTTGTCGTGTACGTAGTCCGGTGTGCGGGCTTGTTAGGAACTTCCGAAGGATACCGAACCAGAAGAGTCCGGCAACTGGCCGTTCTCTTCTTGGGCTTCCTGCGGTACTCATTACCGGTGCCCCAGGTTGGCGAGGTCTGTAGGGCACACCAACCAGCACCGGAATCGTTTCCCGATTCCCGTACCATTCGCCACTGCCAGTCCTTCCACGGCTCCTTGGAAGTCAACGCATCCTTGGCATACTCGGCCATGAGGCTGGCATGGGGGTGTCCCACTGCCGGGGTCTCAACACCACAACAAATCGAGTTCGGATGAGCCGACTTACACTTACTGCACATATTTGCTAACTCCAGACCTTCACGGATGAATGAAAGAATCATCGAACTAGATTGGCTGCATACTCGATGAGCCAGATACGGGGAGCTAAGATGATCTTGAGTAGATCAGGAATACCACTACACATCTGATAGATAATCTTAACTATACCAACAAGACTTACACCAATGGCAGATAGGTTCGTGGGACACGGCTCCCCCCACGTGCCCCTGGCCCGCCTAAGTAGCTCCACGCCGAACCACACCACGACACAGGTCGTCACTAAATTGAAGACGTATAAGGCTGTGTAATACGTCAGTAGTTCCTTGATGGCTACAGGTATCTCATCCTTAAGGAACACCCCGGCTTCCTTAACCCCACTGATCATGGAAATCAGGAGATTGTTGGCCTCCGTCTTGAGGTCAACCGCCTTAGCTGCCTCCACGACAACCGCTGCGGGCTCCTCTGCCCTAACAGATCGGGTGAAGGCGAATACTATCAGAATCCCCAACAGTATACCCACACCAGCACGGAACATGTAATTCTTAATCATGTTTAAGTTAACTCCGTTAAGAAACTAGGACAACGATGCCTGACGAGCCGCCTGCCAGTCCAAAATGACCTTGGTGGACAAGCCCTCACTTGCCGCTAGGTTGGTAGCCTTAGCGACGTACGTACTCAAGAACGGCACTTTGTCCTCATCGTAGACTCTATTCTCTCCAGCCGCCGCCGCATCGTGGCAGCGCTGGAGTCGGCACACAAAGTCTGTATGGACTCGCGATTCTTGAGTGATGTGGTTCGGCCAGAGATGAGCAAGGGTCCGCCAGCCCATGTACTCCATATTCGGGCTGTAGGTCGTGATGAATGGGGCTGCTCCACACGAAGTCCCATCCGCGTTGCGGTACAGGCAGCCGCGCTGCGTGTAGCTAGGCTTACCCTGCTTGAGGATGTGCCCAACTGAGGTATCGAACAGGGCTTGAAGCACTTGCTTGTTGTCAGGCTGCTTTTGGTCCATACATTCCTCCATCTGTAACGTTTAAGATTCGGCAAAGGGAAGCCTTTGCGATCAGCGCTGCGAACATGGGAATCCCGTCCTCGTAGACGTACACACGGACTGGATCGCAGTCCGCGTCAAACTCAGCCTGGAGACGGTTTGCCTCGCTCTTGTACTTGTGAACCGAGGCGTCTTTTCCGAACCGAACGATAGAAACTGTTTTATACGTGATGCCACCATCGGCCGCCGGAGTGGCGGCGATGGCTCGAATCTCTAGTTCCAAATTACCCCCTCAATTACCTTTGTTCTGAGCCTTGGGCCATTACTAGGTCTCGCTCTCCAGTGCCGAGAAGCTTCTTCTCGATGTCGTTCTTGATGAGGTCAGGGGCATCCTTCCCGAGAACCTGGTACATACAGAGGAACGCAGCCTTGATCAATTCAGCATGAGGCTCTGATTCCACCTTGGCTATCAGAGTCTGATCACCTGCCTTGAAGCGCACCTCATAAGGGCACGTCTCCAAGGGATCAGGGCTAGGCTTCACTTCCAAATCCTCTCCCGCGAGGATTCTTGAGTGAATGCTCGGTTGAGCCACGACTTTAGCAATCATTCGTCCTTGCTTCCTTATTTATTAAATTAAGTCCTAACGAGGTCCGCGAGGACCTCACCCTCATGGTCATCCACGTAGACAGAATTTACGTCGGTGTCCCATAACAGAAGCGGGACGAGCCTCAACAACGAGGCCCGATCCACGCAAAAGAATGTTTCCTGTTCAGGAATCGTCCCGACAGGAACCTCGCGAGTAAACGCTACTCGAAACTTGACCCTGGTCTTAGGCGGTCTCGAAGGTGATACTACGCAACGCTGCATCCTTGTAACCCTCATTAATTATTAAGTTAGCGTTCTTGCGAATTGCCCGAGCGGCACGCTTGTTTGACTTACGTATGTGGTACGCAAGAGAGCAGGCATAGCCTTGGTCTGTAACTCCATGTTCCAAAAGAAAACGGCGTCCGACCTGCATACGTTTTGCAAGATCAAAAGACGCCGCACTGAGGGCCGCTAGTTCGGCCCTTTTCGCGGGAGAACTCATTAGGCTCTCCCTTAAGAATTAAGTTTGTCTGGGATTTGTCGAGACCGCGCTAGCAGTCCGATCCAGAGGTTCCACATGGGTAACTTTTGTGACGGGCCTGGATTGAGGACGTACCACTTCCAGCCTTGTTCGATCTTATTAGTCCAAAACATCTTATTATGTTCCCGTTATCTTATCGTTTTAAGGACCCCGTACAACTAGACCCTTCTGCACGGGTGCCCATTCCTCAAAACTCAATTGGTGGGTGTGTTACTTATCTAGCGCATAAAGCCTCCTTTGCGGCTTAACCAGGTTAAATTAAACGATTAAGAATTACAGCCGCGTTCGCCTATGGCGTTCTTCGACTGTACCCTGATATTATCTCATAAATTCCTGCCTAAGTCAAGGAATCAATGGTGCAGTGCGGTAGTTTTTAATTCTTAACCATGTAGGTTTCCCGATAGGGGATGTTGGGGATGTAGCGATTCCTGGTACACATCATCACAACCCGATTGTTCTTGTCGTAGTGACGGCCCCGAGCCAAGATCATCTTAGCCCGACAACCATCACAGCCGGCACCATGCTGGTGACCTTGGTTAATAGGTGTATTCTTCATTTTCCTAACCTCTTTCTTAGTTTTGGTCTGTATACATACATCAAACCCGACCTATGTAAGACATAGCCAGGGTGATTCTTAGGGAATACTTTGTCTGTGGGTGCTTTGGACCTAGGAGTTATCATAGTTCTTATAATTAAAAAACACCCCTCTTTTTAGGGAGGGGTGAGGACTAACCGTCTGGTCTTACGTCAATCCCTGACAACCAGGAATACTGCCTTACGGTCTAACGGGACTGAAAGAATGCCTTGTATATTTCTGAAAATATCCAGAGACAACCAAGAATAACGAGCATGGCGAGATCAGCCAGAAGTAGGATTTTTAGAGGCATGTGAAGTTACCCGACCACAAACAATACTGACCCGATTAACAGTTTAATGGCTCGGTCTACTTCCCCGACCGTTCTAGCCTCTTCAATCTGGTCTGCGGCTATGGTGGTAAACAAGGTGTATTGCTCAGTGCCTACCCCAAAAGCCTCCTGGGCTGCCTTAAGGGTCATAGCCAAAGCGTGTTGCTTTGCTAGGACCAGTGGAGTTATTAGTTGTACAAGCGCACCCATATGTACCCCGATTCCAAATTAATTTAATAAGATGCACTAAGGGAAAGCTGGTTTAACCCCTATAGCCTGCATGTTGGCGCCAACTGACTGCTATAGTTACTATGTCCCTCTAGGCTAGCTTGTCGGTTCACCTTGCATCCTGCAATGGCCCGATATTGCAACTTGGCTGGCTCAAACTCTAACCAGTACCTAGAGAATCCCTTAATGCACCGTATTAAATTAATTCCCGACCTTAAACATTTAATCTTAACTAGTTAAATTAAACAGTTAAGAAATTTCCCGACTACCGATTTTATCCAGGCATTCATTCCAGTTTACATATTATCTCATAGATATCTAGCTAAGTCAAGTAAGCAACTATTGCCCAGGCAGGGATTACCCTGGAGCCCTGGAAATGTTACAGGCAAAGAAAAACCCCTCTCGGTCTCCCGAGAGGGGTCTTAGGGGCCTAATGGTCTAGGCCACGTTGCGGGCGGGCAGGTCGCCTTCCCCAGCCTTGGCCGCCTTGGCAGCGGTCAGCGCGGGATTGACGGCCGGCTTCGCGGCCGGTTCCAGCATCTTACCGAGCTGGAGATTCAGCGCCCGGATCATCTCCGTGACTTCTCCCGCGAGGGCTTCGTCCGTGAATTTCCACAGAGACTTGTTCAGGATGTCCATTTCCGCCTTCAGGCCATCCGGCAACTGCCTGCCGGTATTCTGGCCTCGGGCTCCGCGCGTCTTGTGGGAGTAGGCCGTATTGACCTTGTTGGTCCACGCTTCCGCGTTCGCCTCCTTAGTCGGATTCACGGCATCCACCTTGTCCTCGCCATCGCCATGGGCCTCAAACGAGGACTTGACGCGGCTCTTGTAGTTCCCCCATGAGGGCAGAACTTCCAAGATGGACGCGTCCTTTGCGCCCTTCTCCCCGTACTGCTTGACCAGTATGGTTTTCTCCGCCTCGCGGCAGATGGCCAGAAACCGTTCCTGCGCACCGTTCATGGTGTTACCGGAGATTTTCACAGCCTCCTGCGCGAACTTGAAGAACGTGGGCATGACCTTCTGATCACCCAGCTTGCGGGCCTCCTCGAACTTCTTTTCCACCTTGAGGGCTTCCGGGAGCATCGCGAGAGCCAACGCCTTGACCATGGAAACCGTCTCAATCGGCAGACTGACAGTGTTACGTGCCATATATGCAATTACCTCATGCTTTAAAAGTTAAGCGCCAACCCGCCGACCGGCGGCCTGTAACGCTTAACCCTTATTTTTAAACAACAAGCTAAAGGTAAACTCTAGCTTCCCGGACAGTATGAAGGGTATATATCCCTAAGTCAAGCACCGGCTTCGGATTCTTAACTATTTAATTTAAACAATTAAGCCTGTCCGCTAGTTCTCCAGGGCCTACACTAATTTTTAATAAATGAGAACCATTCTCACACATTGAATATAAGGCCCTATTGGCTGACCAGTTAGACCCTTGGCCTAGGTAGCACCCCTAGGGAGATATCGCCTCCGGGCGTTTCGTACACAGGTTATCCACAGGCTCGCACCATATTGGTGCAGCCAGTTTAAGAGTTATCCACGGATAGAGTGTCAAGTTAAATCTCTATGATATTCCTTACTAAGCTTATAATTTAAATTTATAGGCATAGCTCCTGGAATTGTGGTCTAATGCAGTGTCCTAACTTATATGGAGATTAGCTGTCATGGCAATTAACCCGCCAACCCCGGAGCAAAGGCGCAAAGCCTTTGAGGTGCTGACCATGCACTACGTCAGCCACAATGGCGTTGATCCTTACAACACCGCGGACAAATGGCTCCCATATCACAGCGTGCATAAGCAGGTGCTGCCGGGATCGGAGGCGAAGCCTCCTTATCCTTTCGAGTCCAATTTCCTGAAGTAAACAGTAACTACACATGACAAACACTGTTATCGGAGGCTTCGCCTCCTTACGAACAATAGCTGCATGGGCATTGGTTGTCCTGGCAGTCCTGGCTGCGGCAATTGAGGTCCTAGCAGATAGTGTTGCGGCGGTGGCTGCCGCTCTCCGTTGCAGCCTAGCCATTGCCAGCAAACACATCCACCCGTAACAGCAGTAGCTGGCTACACACTAGCCGCCTAGTCCTTAGCTGGTTAGGCGGCTTTTGTTTGCTAGAATATCTGCCTAGACAGTAGCTGTCTTATACAATAACTAATAGTTCCTGGTTCTGTCCTAGTCAGTAGCTAGGTATAACAATTAATAATTAAGTCAGTGGCTGGATGGGCATATGTTGGCCCACTCACCCCCTCTCTGTCCCCATTACTAACTGAAACAATCAGTAGCTATCGCAGTCAGAGACTGCTTGTCCCGATTACTGACTGGCCTAACACTGTCTGTAGCAATCACTGACTGCGGCAGGCAGCCGGGGGCCGGCGGGGGGCCTGTGGCCTGTATTGGTTATGGGATGGGAGCTAAATCCGCTCAGAAAAGGAGAAAATTCGACCCTAACTAAGAATAACGGCAAGTAGGGTTTAGCCTACGGCAAGTAGGTCAAGTATGGTTGGGGTGGCAAATAGATAACAAGGCTACCGCCGTTTGAGGTGTGTAGCGAATGATAGTGAGCTACCGAGGATTTAACAGGCTGAGAACGAGTGAACTTGTGAGTGAGTGACTGAGAGGCTGGTCGTTAGACCGGCTTCGAGGCGAAGCCTGTATGGAAAAAGAAATAAATCTCATATTACTTATATAGAATATATTAAATACTTAGTAATAAAAGTTAGATAAAAAATATATTTTATTTTTTTGAGAACTTTTTAGAATTTGAGTTGTCTAATACTTCAAAAACTTCGTGATTAGTTACTGAATAAGTAACTGATCCGAAGCGAAGGGTTATCTTAATATAACCCGAGCTGAGAGAAGAGTTTTGAAGTGGTACTCTGACTTTTATACAGAATGAATAAACTAGAACGATTACTAGAACATAGAACTAAAACCCTAGGTAAGATTAAAGAACTCCAGAAGAGAGTAGTCCTCCTAGACCATGAAATAGATTACTTAAAACTTAAAGATGTATTACTACAATCGGATCATGCCTTACTTTTGGAGTCGTCTGAAGATGGAGGACCCGGAGTACGGCCAACGTCTTCTGGACCAGTACAGGCAGTCTCGGGGTATGCCCTCCCTGCCGCTAGCGCCCCTCCGAAGCAAGAAGCAAAAGCCTCGGGGCCTATCTGCCATTCGTGCAGCGCAACGAACTCTCTCTTCAGAACAACCAAATCCCTGAATAACGGTAAGCTAGTACAACTAGTGGTCTGTGATTCGTGTAAGACCGAGCAGATAGCTCAGTAAGAATAAGGAATATATGCCTAAAGAACGATATGGTCAGGGAAGGTCTCTGGCAGATGATGTCCGAGAGATTGGTCGCCACCTAGGACTCAAGAAGCGGAATCCTGCCTCTATGGGTTCCAAGAACTCCAAGAACCGGGAAGCACTAGAAGCCTCCGGAGAGCTGGAGTCTGGTATCGGTGAGCGTCGAGATAACAAGGTACGTAATAAGTAAGGTATATGCCAAATTTTTATGCCAACGTCCTACCTCTTGTAGGCAAACTGTTGGTTGGATGGAACATTGACTTCAGAAACACCACGGGTCTCACAGATAGTGAACGAGACATCTGCGAACAAGCCCTCCGAGAGCACCTCTACTACCACGGAAATTCCGGAATCGGAGTCCTTGGAGGGGAAACCTCTCCCGTCTGTGACAGCACTGGGGGATACCAGGACTCGGCACGCGACAATGTGGAAGCCGGGACAAAGCGGAAACCCGGAAGGCCGCCCAAAGGGTAGTAAGAATCGAATCACCCTCCTGAAGCTCTCCCTAGAGGAGTACCTTCGGGGGGAGGCAGCAGACCATATGGGGGATATTCTCCGTACAGCCATTAAAAAGGCTAAGAAGGGGGATAACCAGATGATCAAGCTGCTACTTGAGTTGCATATGTCTAAGTCCGGGGACGTTGATGACCGGTCTACAGACGATAAGATCACCATCAACATCGGTACTATGGGGGATAAAGAACCCCCTGCTATTAATATTACACCCCAAAAGGAAGACTAAAGATGAAAGGATTTAGTTCAGGCGGTGGTAAGGAGCAGAAGGGTCGCCCAGCCTCCGTATCTACCCCAAAGTCAGTCCCCAGCTATGCTAAGGCTCCGGCCCTAGGCTCTGGTATCGGTAAAATCTCCCCTAATTCCAGCTCACGCGGTAAGAACCAGAAGTAATCTATGCTAAGTTCACTTAGTTTTAGTTTTCAACTGGTATAAGGATAAGTAAACTATGGCTACTAACATCACTGCTATTACTGATACAGTAAATGCCTCAGGCCAGCCCAGTGCTCGTCTGTTCCAAGCTGTATTTAAAGAGGCTATTCCCTTCACATTCATTGGCACTGATGCCACTATTGCGGCTCAGGTAGCTGGTCAGTGTGATGTAACCGTTACTGGTGCAGCTCTTGGTGACTTCGTACTCATCGCTGCGGGTGCAGACAACAATGCACAGCTCGTGACGGCGGCTGTAACTGCGGCTAACACAGTAACTGTGACTACATTTAACGTAGAGGGTACAGATGCGGATACTTCATTCTCCGCCGGTCCTCGGTTCTACGGTGTAGTGCTTAAGCGCAACCCCAATCTCTGGGGCGTATAAGACTATACTGTGATTAACTTCGTAAAAAAGCTCTTGGGTAGGGAAATTCCAGTACCTACCCCGGAAGTTAAGGAGCATCCCCTCATTGTGGCTGCAAGAGAACGAGCCAATGTCCGTAAAAAGGCATTTGGTATCGTGTATGCAGCCGATGGGTCTCCTAAAATTGAGGAGGATTGGGTAGTTAACCTACCTCCTCATATCCGTACCCATGTAGACAATGAGCTTCTGGGTAAGGGTTACAAAATTAATACCGATCCATTCGTTATTTCTAAGATCGAGGGTTAAATTATGCCAGTTCTAGGAACTTCAGCACGTAATGCGGCGTGTAACGCCATTGTAGACCTGATTGACGCGGGTTCCGGAGCTGGTGCTCTAGTGTTTCGCACCTCAGGCTCAGCAGAAGTAGCTACTCTAGCCTTCACTGACCCGGCATTTGGTAACGCCTCCACGGGGGTAGCCACAGCTGCCGCTATTGCCTCCGATACCAGTGCTACTGGTGGTACTACTGACCGAGCTACTTTCGAGGACTCGGATGCTAACGTCGTCCTAACAGCCTCAGTAGGTACCTCTGGAGAGGATATCAACCTTTCTAGCGTATCTATTGGTTCTGGTGATACTGTCTCTGTTTCAAGTCTAACTGTAACAGTTCCGTCAGGTACTCTGTAATAGGTTTAGACCGCTATTATGGCTAAGGTACGTCGCCTCCCGCTCGCCAACTATCCGAACGGTACGCGCCAGTTTGGTCCGTGGACGTTCCCTAACGGGCTGGATGGCTTCGACATCCGCGTAGGCCGTTGCACCACAGCAACTCCGAACATTTGGCCGAACGAGAACACTCGCGTCTCATTTTTGATCGAGTTTAGCTTCGATGGTGGGCAGACCTACTCTCTGCAACAGTCCTGGACCCCACAAGGCGGCGGAATTCGCAGCAAAGGCGGGGTGGAGTTAGCCGAGGAAAAGGTTTCGTGGAGCTTTGAGGTAGCAGATTCGGAAGGCCGCTCGGCGGCCTACGAACCGACTCACGCGAGGGCTACAGTTACAGTTACCGGAGGCCCCATACGTACGTATTGTGATGTGACGGTTAGATAATGGCCTTCCGCAGCTCGGCCAAAGCGAACGCCACCAGCGGCAACGTCACCGCCACCCCTCCGGGTGTGCAGGCGCACGACTACCTCGCGGCAATTCTCAGTCATGATTCTGGCTCAACGACCGGAGCGACCGGCTGGAACCAGATCGACCAACTGAACTACGGACCTGACAACCAGGTTAGCACGCTATTCGACAAGTACGACGCGACGGGCAGCGATTCTTTCCAATTTTCAAGCAACACCAGTTTCGGTATTGGTCTCATCTGCGCCGCGTGGTCGGGTCGCGATAACTCCGCACCCCGTAGCGCGCCGCCAGTGCGCACAGCGGATGGCACCGAGCGCACGAGCCCTATCAGTATCTCGCTTACCGGGATCACGGCTCAGGCGGGCGACGATCTAGCCGTCTTCATGGGAATGGACCAGACGCACGGCGATGCGCGGTGGACGTTCTCGGAAATCACCAACTTCACTGAGCGCCAGGACGGCGTGAACGAAGAATGGGCGAGCGGCATCAACATGCAGACCCGCGACAACGTGAGCGCAGGTGCTACTGGAAGCCTAGCCACCACAGCTACTAGAAGCAGTGGAACAGGACAAGGTGCTTGGTGTGGCTGGGTTATGGCCATTAAAGCATCCGGAGGCGGCGGAAGTACTGTTACTGGTACTGGTGCTGTAACCTTAGACGCCATCTCTGTAAGCGGCACTGGTGTACGAACCTCAAAGGGTTCTGGTTCTGTGAGCATCTCAGCCGCAGAGGTTAGCGGTACCGGTAATGTAACTCGCAAGGGTACAGGAAGTGTACTTCTCTCAGCAGCTGAAGTATCAGGTGCTGGGGCTAGAACCAGCAAGGGCTCAGGCTCTGTATCTCTATCAGCAACAGAGGTGTCGGGTTCTGGGGCTGTAGGTGGAGCACTAAGTGGCTCCGGTTCCGTAGTTATAACCGAAGTCACAGTTAGTGGATCGGGCTCCATAACCAAACTTGCCACGGGAAACGTTCAGATTGCTGACATTCTAGTAGCAGCTTCTGGTGTAGTCAGTAGAATTGCTTCCGGTTCGGTGGTAGTTGAAGCCGTAACCGTAGCCGGATCAGGCACATCCCAAGAGGATGTGTACTCCGGTACTGGTGAGGTAATACTGACTCCAGTCTTAGTAGCAGGTTCCGGAATACGGACATCTACAGGAGCAGGAGACGTAATTCTTGCCGGTGTTCTGGTCTCAGGACAGTCTGAGGGTTTCGCTCTTCCAGGCTACGCAGACCTAATTGTATACGAAATCTCTCCCTCTGGAGAGGTTCAGTGGGTTGACTACATTCCAGTCAAGTACCGATCACCAGACCAGTCTAGGGTTAATCGTTACGATGACTTAGGAGCACTAGGCGTGATGACTCTAGGCTCGGACTCAGGACTAGTTCCTTGGGTTGATTACGTACCCGTACTTATTGTTACAGGGGACGAGAGTAAGGTCTGGAGAACAGACGACGATGGTGGATTCATCCCCCTAATGGAAGTAGACGAGGACTAACTTGGAACTTAACTTTACCTTCCACCCATCCCAGAAGTTGATCTTCGACTCTGCGGCTAGGTTCAAGGTTGTAGCGGCGGGACGTAGGTTTGGTAAGTCATACCTAGCCGCCATGATGATGCTGATGTATGGCATCCAGAGCACCCATAAAGGTGTATCTGGCCGTACCTACAATGTAGACCAGAAGCCCATCTACTACATTGGTCCTACCTTCGAGCAGGCTAAGCGTATTATGTGGGACCTAGTTCAGAACCTAGGTAGACCCCTGATCGCTAAGACACACGAAAACTCAGCTACCATCACCCTTGTTAATGGTCGAAAGATCATTATCAAGGGGTCTGATGATCCAGACTCCCTACGTGGTCTGGGCTATCACTTCGTAGTAATGGACGAGTATGCGTTCATGAAGCCGGATGTGTGGACCAAGATTGTTCGCCCCGCTCTGACTGACGTAGAAGGCCATGCCTTGTTCATCGGTACCCCAGAAGGGGAGAACCACTTCTTTGAACTGTTCATACAAGCCAAGCACGAGGGCCTCCCTACTTGGGAAGCCTGGCAGTTCACCACACTTGATAACCCCACTCTCGACCAAGGGGATGTCCTCTCTGCCAAAAACCAGCTCTCATCTGCTGAGTTTGCTCAGGAATACGAGGCCTCATTCGCTACAGCCAAGGGCTCCGTATTCAACTCAAAGTGGTGGCTATATGCCCCACGGTGCTCCTTTCAAGGGGACACTTACATGGCAGTTGACCTTGCCGGGTTTTCAAACGTAGGTTCCCTTACTCGTAAAGAGCTTAAGATTCGGGATGAATCCGCTATCGCAGTAGTTACAACCGGCCCAGAAGGGTGGTTTGTGGAGGATATCAGACATGGCCAATGGGAAGTACGAAGAGCGGCTCTTGAAATTATGGATGCGTATCGCACGTATCGCCCAATTGGTGTCGGTATTGAAAGAGGCATGGCGAAAAACGCGGTAATGCCTTACCTAGAGGATGAAATGAAGCGGCTCAACTGCTTCTATGTCGTCCAAGAATTAACTCACGGAAACAATAAGAAGGCTGATCGTATTCGATGGGCCTTACAGGGAAGGGCAGAGAAGGGGCGAATTACCCTCAATGAGGATGGGGAGTGGGTCAATAGATTCATTCGACAGGCCTCAGATTTTCCCTCTACCCTAGCCCACGATGACTTACTAGACGCGGTAGCTTACATCGACCAGATGGCAACTACTGTATACATTGATCCCCATAAGCTGATGCTTGAGCAGATGGTTATGGACGACAACATTATCGGGTGGTAATTAGTGGCCATAGATATCCCCCTAGAAGGTAAAGAAGTAGAGAGTACGGCTGACCAAGCTCGCCGTATTGAACTAGCTCAGTGGGTCATGGAGCACGTCCAAGAGTGGCGTAGAGTCCGTGATTCTAACTTCCAAAAGAAGTGGGCAGAATACTATCGCCTATGGCGTGGTTTCTGGGACCCAGCAGATCGTAATAAGGAATCTGAGCGTTCCCGTCTAATTGCCCCTGCCCTCCAACAGGCAGTTGAAATGACTGTGGCTGAGATGGAAGAAGCTACCTTCGGTAGGGATATGTGGCTGGATATCGTAGACGACTATGCCGACGAAGAGAAAGAGGACATGGAGATTCTCCGTGACCTACTCATCGAGGAAATTGATTGTCACGGTACCAAGGCTGCTGTCTCTGAGTCCTACCTGAATGGTGCCCTTCTAGGTACCGGTATTGGTAAGATCATGATTGGTCGTGACCCATCAGGTAACTTTAAGTGTTGGCTGGTTCCTGTATCTCCTACCAAGTTCGTCATTGATCCTGTAGCCAAGGGTGTTGATGATGCCCTAGGCATGGCTCATGAACTCAATGCTCCCAAGCATAAGGTCATTGAGAAGATGAAGTCTGGGGTGTATTACAACACAGCCCTAGGAGACTGGCAGGGAACTACTGGTGGTTTTAATGTTAATGGTGAGGTTACAGGTACCCTAGACAATGAGGGTGCTGTATTCATTACAGAATACCACGGCCTAGTACCTACTCGCCTGCTTGATCCAGAAGAATACAAGAAGGACTTTGATCGTCGCATCCTAACGGATGATGAGGGTCGTATTGAGGTTGAGGCTGAAGACCTATCCGAGGCTATCGTTACTATTGCTAACGAGGGAGTCCTCCTACGTGCCATCCCTAATCCCTATGAGACAGAGTATGGCCAGACGGATCGAGCCTTCGTTGCGTATCCTCACGAGACCGTGCCAGATCAGTTCTGGGGTCGAGGAGTATCTGAGAAAGGATACAACCCTCAAAAGGCCCTTGACGCCGAGCTACGTGCCAGAATCGACGCCCTTGGCCTGCTCACTTACCCGGTCATGGGAGTTGATGCTACCAGAATTCCAAGAGGCATGGACTTCCGTATCAAACCCGGAAAGACCATCCTTACACAGGGACGACCAAGTGAAATTCTAGAGCCTATCGTATTCGGTAACCTAAACCCAGCCACCTTCCAGCAGTCTAGTGATCTAGAACGGATGGTACAGATGGGCACGGGTGCTATGGATTCCGCCATCCCTCTCGACGAGAACCGTCGTAATGAGACCTCTGGTGGTATGTCCATGATGCAGTCTGGCTTCGTTAAGCGAGCCAAACGTACCATGCAGAATGTGGAGCGACTCTTCCTAGGCCCTATGGTCAAGAAGATGCTCAACCGCTACTGCCAGTTCGATCCAGAACGATTCCCTCAGGACTTCAAGTTCCGAGTATTCGCCTCTATGGGCATTATGGCCCGTGAGGTAGAGCAGTCTATCTACATTCAGCTACTCTCAATTCTAGGCCCAGAGGACCCCATTAAGCCTCAGATCGTTAAGGCTATCGTGGAGAACTCTTCTGCTGGCAAGCGTAGCTCACTAGTAGCAGCCCTCGAGGCTGCGGCCCAGCCGAACCCAGAAGCTGAGCAGATGCAGCAGATGATCCAGCAGCTCCAGTTCGAGAATGCCCAGCTAGAGAATGACAAGCTACAGGCAGAGATTGCCCTCAAGCTTGCTCAGGCCGAGGCTGCTCGTGCCACTGCCGAGTACACGGGGGTCAAGTCAAATCTTGAGGATGAGAAGATTGAGATTATGGCTGCCCAGACCGTCATCGCTAACAAGAAGATCGACAAGGATACTGAGGTTAAGCGAGAGCAGGGTATGAGGGAAGATTTCAATAAGGGCGAGGACCGTAAGCAGAAGTCCCAGTCCGATGATAAGAAGTTCAAAGCACAATCACAGAAACAGAAGGCAAAACCTAAGAAATAAATATGGATGCTGTAACACTCAAGGCCCTCGAAAATCTCAATGAGATGATCCACACAAAGGGCTGGGATGTACTGGAAGAGGATATTAAGGAGAAGATCGAAGAACTTAAGGAGAGTGTACTCCAGACGGATGTAACCGGAGACCTCCTAAAGATCGCACAAGGACGCATTCTTGCGTACCGAGAAATTCTATCTCTACCCATAATTGTTGAGAAGGCACTCGCTCCAGAAGAGCCAGAAGAATATGATCCTGTTTGATTTCGAGTGTCCTAAATGTCTCGCTGTTTTTGAAGAATTGGTCAACAAAGAGAAACTGACACACGACTGCCCTGAATGTGGTTCTGAGGCTACTCGTATAATTTCAGGTACTCGCATTGACCCCAAACTAGGCCTTAGCTCGGATTATCCGACTATGGCTGACAAGTGGGAACGTAAAGTACGAGCCCACCACAAGTCCGAGGATTGGGATTAAAACTATCCCGGCCTATAACCCCTTCTCCGAAGGCAGGCCGTTTACCTCTACAACCAGCATTCCGCTGGCAGAGACTAAGATAAGGAGAACACAAAATGTCTAATGCAAACATGCAGACCGATGATGATCTAGAAGGCAACCTACTTCCGGAAAAGTATAAAGGTAAGTCCGCAGCTGAAATTGCTAAAATGCATATGGAAGCTGAGGCAGAAAAGTCCCGCCTAGGTAACGAAGTGGGTACTCTCCGGCAGATGGCTGATAGATTTCTCGGGCTAGAACAGGAACGCATCAAAGGCACAAACCGCGTGGAGCGGAAGCCGATCACTGCCGATGATCTTCTAACTGATCCTGATGAGGCAATTGAACGAGCTATTGAGGAACATCCCGTAGTACAGAAACTACGCTCAGAAGTGGCTACTGCTAGAGTTTCAGCAGCTCAGGCCTCTTTTGAACGAGAGTATCCGGACTATGAGAAAGACCTCAACAACTCAGAATTTGTTGATTGGGTGAAGAGGAACAAGGTCCGATCAGCTCTAGGTGCAGCAGCTAACGAAGGAAATTACGACGCTGCTAGCTCACTATGGAGCCTATGGGACGAGCATCAGTCAGATGTGAAGGAAGCTAAGACCCAGAAGGAAAGCCTTCGTAAGCAGCAGGAAAAGCTCGGGACCTTAGAAGGAGGCGGATCAACTGGACTAGAATCTGACAAGATTTATAGCCGGTCTGATTTCCAAGCTCTCCATCTCAAGGCCCTCAGTGGTGATCCAATTGCTAAGGCTAAGTGGAATGATCCAACCTTCCAGGCCGAGCGCCTTAAGGCTTACGCAGACAAGCGGGTGAAATAACTTATGTATTAGTATTCTATTTGAGGTAATTTAATATGGCAACAGCCTTTGGTTCAAACCACGTAATCCTAGCCGAAGTCGGTGATTTCGTCCCGGAAATGTGGTCAGATGAAATTCTAGCTGCGTTCAAGACTAACCTTGTTGCGGCTAACTTGGTAACTAACCTAGACTTCGTAGGCAAGAAGGGTGACGTAATGCACATCCCCTCACCGACTCGTGGCGCTGCTAGCGCGAAGGTCGCTGAGAACGTCGTTACCCTGATCCCCAACAGCTCAACCACGGTCAACGTAACTGTCGATCAGTGGTGGGAGTATTCACGCCTCATTGAGGATATCGTGAAGGTTCAGGCTCTCCCCTCCCTCCGTAAGTTCTACACCGACGATGCTGGCTATGCTCTCGCCAAGAAGATCGACTCCTATGTGCACGCGCTAGCTGCGACCCTACAGGGTGGTACTGCGTATTCCAAGGCCAAGGTCAACAACAGCGGTGCGCTGGCTGACTGGGACCCAACCGCCAACGCTAACGCTGGTAACGCTGCGGCCCTGACTGACGAGTTTATCCGCCGGCTCATCGAGCTTCTGGATAACGCTGATGTCCCCGGTCGTGGGCGTGCTTTCGTAATCCCGCCTGTCGAGAAGCGCAAGCTGCTTGGCCTGAGCCGGTTTACTGAGCAGGCGTTTACTGGTGAGACTGGTTCTGGCAACCCAATCCGCAATGGCCTGATTGGTGACCTGTACGGCGTACCCGTATACGTGTCTACCAACTGCCCAACCATTGCTGACACGGGTACTGCTACCGACCAGATCGTAGGTCTCTTCATCCACGAGTCAGCCCTTGCGCTGGCTACCCAGATGAAGCCCCGCCTACAGACCCAGTATAAGCTGGAGTGGCTGGCTGACCTCATGGTTGCGGACACCATCTTCGGTGGTGCTGAACTCCGTGACAATGCGGGTGTAGCGTTCGTGGTTCCCTCAACCTAATAACGGTTGAGTAACAAACTCTTCCGGGAGGGAGTATAACTCTCCCGGACTTATTCTTAAATCTGAGGACACTTAATGTCTAAGACATACCTTCAACTTGTAAATGAAGTTCTTAAACGAGTTCGGGAACCTCAGGTTGGTACTGTTAGTGCTAACACCTACTCTACCCTCATCGCGTCGTTCATAAATGATGCTAAGGCTCAAGTAGAGGATAGTTGGGAGTGGGCTGCTCTACGGACGCCTACCCAACTCTCATTAGTGCCAGGCACTTATACCTACGATCTATCTAATGGTAGCATCAGCTCAGCTGTGCTGAATGATCGTTCTGTTCTTATGTATGACCCAAACTGTCACCGAGGACTCGCGTGGGATGTCACTACAGACAACCCTACCACTATCACCGAACGCAGTCTGGAGTACGTAGAGCATATGTACAATATTGACAGTAATCATCCAGACATCTCTATCCCTCAGTTCTACGCTGTGGACTATAGCGCCGGTACTCCTGCCATTCGACTTTACGAGAAGCCGAGTGAAGTGAGGACTTGGCGCTTTATTTTTAAGCGTCCTCAGAGTGACCTGTCTGCTGACTTCGACGAATTATATGTTCCTTGGAGACCTGTTGTTCTTCTGGCCACTAACTATGCCCTTAATGAAAAGGGAGAGGAAGTTGGTACTCCTGGAACAATTGCTGAACAGCGATACCTAGCTGCTCTCCATGATGCTATCTCTATAGATTCTCGTAGGACTCAGAACGCCTACCCAGTATTTACAGCGGACTAATATGCCTATAGCTCCGAGATCAGGTGCCCCTATGGTACCAATCCCCCTTGTTAGCCCCGGCTTTCAGGGACTCAATAAGCAGGCGGATGCGGCTGTTCTTGATCCCTCTTGGGCCACAGAGGCGCTCAATGCTGTCTTCGATTCTAATGGTAGGCTGGCTGCTAGAAAGGGATTCTCTCCACTAACTGCTCCAGCTATCACCGGTACTCCACGTATTGAGCAGATTTTTGAGTATAGGACCAGTGATGGAGATACAGAGATTATCGTAGCTGGGGATGATAATAAGGTATATAAAACTACTGATACCCCTGACGATATCACTGGTACGGCAACCATCACCGCCGGAGGTAATTGGCAGTTCGTTAACTTTAATGACAAGCTAATAGGCTTCCAGCACGGCGAGCAACCAATCATCTATACAGGCACCTCTTTTGCGGATATTACTGCCACCGGGGGCACTGCTCCTAAAGGTAACTGCGGCATGTCATTCGCAGGACGGTTGTGGGGAATATCGGAAGATGGGCAGGTTCTACAAGCGTCTGCCCTATTAGATGAGACCGAATGGAATACTTCAAACGGAGCAGCGGAATTTGATTTTACCTCTGTATGGCCTAACGGGGTAGACATATGTACTGCCATCAAGGTCTATAACGGACGTATTATTGTATTTGGCACCAATACCATACTATTCCTAACAGACGGTCAGGGCTCTGCTTTAGGCGTTGACCCGGATCAGTTGTACGTAGAGGACTGGATCGGCTCTATCGGATGTATCGCCAGAGACTCTGTACAAGAAGTAGAAGGGCAGGACCTACTATTCCTATCCGCTGCTGGTATTCAGTCCCTTTCTAAGCTCATTCAAGAACGTGCCAACCCTATCGAGAATATCACTAAGAATGTACGAGACTACTTCCTAGAGGCGGTCATAGCTGAGGATATGGATTATGTTCGTTCCGTGTATTCTCCGGAGAATGGCTTCTACCTAATCTCGTTTCCCACATCCAACAAGACGTTCTGCTTTGATACGGACGGCAAGCTACAGGACGGCAGTCTACGAGTTACAGACTGGCACTTCCCCGCTACGGCCATGTGCCGCACAGAGGACGGGGACCTACTTCTAGGTCACACAGGCTCTCCTGGTATTGTGGGGGTATATAATGGATATCTGGATGCGTCAGATACCTATACCTTTACTTATCACTCGCCTTGGCTTGATCTGGGAGAGGACTTTGCAGCCTACCTTAAGATCATTAAGAATATCTCCGCCATTGTATTCACCGGGGCCAATACTTCCCTACTGTTCAAATGGGCTATTGACTTCGAGGATACCTTCCGTACCTCTGTAGCCGCCATTGAGGCAGGTTCTGGGACGCTCTCTGAGTGGGGAGAGATGGAGTGGGGAGAAGGGGAGTGGTCAGGTGGAGCCATAGCTCTGAATAAAATCAACACTCAGGCATACGGCACAGGCCAGTATTACAGAATAGGGCTTCAGCTTGAGGTCCCTAACGCGGCCTTCTCGGCCCAACAAATCAACTTATTTACTAAGCTCGGCAGGTTAGCACAATGAGCAATTACGTAGTTACTACAGACTTCGCAGCAAAGGATGCCCTTACTACTGGCAATCCCCTAAAGAAGGCAAAGGGCACAGAACTAGACACCGAGCTAGACAATATTGCCACCGCTATTTCGACTAAAGAGGACCTTGCAAACAAGGGAACCAATAACGGATACGCGGGACTAGATGGTAGTGGTAAGGTTCTAGTAGCCAGTCTCCCGTCCGCCACGGACTCTGCCATTGGAGCAGTAGAGTTAGCTACTACCACAGAAGCTAACACAGGCACAGATACCAATAGGGCTGTAACTCCAGCTGGAGTTAAGGCTGCTATTGATGGTTATGCCGCAGGTCTATTTCCTACTAAGGCGGGTTCCGGCGCCACAGGAACGTGGAGTATCAGTGTGTCAGGTAGTGCTGCTAGTGCGACCACGGCAGGAGACGCAGATACCGTAGATGGCCAACATGCAGCTGCTTTTGCGGCCGCAAGCCACTCTCATGCAGGCTCTGCTATTACTTCGGGCACTGTTAGTGCCAGCTATCTTCCTAAGATAGGAAGCCTAAGCGGTATTACTATAGCATCTGATCCGGGTGGGACTCCTTCTGGGTCTGCCGGAGATATGTTCTTCTACTATTAAGTTATGGCTAGTCGTACAATCATATCAGATAGTGGTGGCACAGAGCGCGTAGTTAAGCGCTGGGGTATTGTTGATTCTGGCGGAACCACTAGGATGGCCAAGAGAGTCTTTATTGTGGACTCCGGTGGCACTGCGCGCCAGATTTTCTCGTCTGGCATCTTGGTGACGAGTGGCGTTTCCGGCACATCCAGTGGTCGTGTGGGGTATCAATTCGGCGGGTACGGCAGCATGTCCCCGACCACCGCCACGGACGGCAAGACGGTGATTGGCCTTCATGAGGAGGGCGCAGTCCTGTATCTCACCGTCAGCGGATTCGCCGAAGACCCTGGCGCGAGCGGGTGGGCCGCCACACTCACCGTGAACGGGGTATTCCAGTACTTCATGAACAGCCCGGACAACTACGCCTACGACGAAGGGTCAGGTCAGGCGCAGTGGCTGTGGTTCGGCACCGCCGGCCTCGCCAACGGCTTCGCCTTTACGGCCGTGGTCGCGTGAGCACGCTTTACTAATCATTTAACTTGGCGGTAAATTCATGAGATTGTTAACTATCTTGAATGTTGAACGACAATTCCTAGAGAAAGCAGTAAACGACGCTAAACAGGAAGTGGAAAGAGCTACTGGGCTCCTAGAAGGATCAACAGCCATCCTCATCGCTGCTACCGCAGCACTTGATGCCTTCGATCAGGCTATCAAAGGCCTTCCCTCTGAGTATATTCCACGAAAAACCACAGAAGCTCTCAACAAGAAGTCAGGTTAAAGTGGAAGATAGAGTGAGAGATTTGGAGCTATCCGTGGCAGTCATTAAGTCAGAAATGTCTGCTCTAAAGGATGCTGTAGAAAAGAACACAGAGGCTCAACAGCAGGTTGCTCTAGCCTTAGCGGGATTTAAAGGAGGTAAGGCTGTCCTACTATCAGTAGGTATAGCCGTATTCTCCGTAATAGGTTTGCTAGTTTCTTGGCTCAAGGGATCATAATATATGAGCTTATTTAAAAAGATTAAGAAAGGCCTAAAGAAGGTTGCTGGCGTAGCCCTTCCGGCCGTAGGCACGATGCTAGGTGGACCTGTGGGAGGCCTAATTGGTAAGGTAGGAGCAGGGCTGCTCACTGGTAGTAATGCTAAGAGTAATGCCGCTGATGCTGGCCAGTATGCTCAACAGGCAGCGTTCACCCCTACCGGAATATCTATGCCGGGGCTAGGTGTTGGATACGACGCTGCGGGTAATTACCAAGGACAAATCACTAACCCCATGAACCAGATGAATGCCCAATCCATGATCGGGGCATCCAACACTCTCTGGGGTAATTATCTAGGTGCAGGTAACCCACTAGCTCAGCTTCAGGGGGCCTACGGCCAGAGTATGCAAGGCCTGAACGGGCTGCCCGGAATGGGCGGGGTTAATGCCTTAGGTAGCAACTATCAGGCTCAGACTCAAGGTATTATGGGCCAGCTAGGTCAGCTAGGTAGTACCCTACAGGGCCAACAGTTTGGTGATGCAGCTAACTCGATCCTAGGCTCATTAGGCTCTTTTGATCCCAACCAGCTAGCCGGGAGCTATGCAGACAATCTCCGGCAGATGGCCCGTCCGGGGGAGCAGAATGCAGCTAATGCCCTTGCCCAGCGACTATTCAACACAGGTCGTCTGGGCTCCACAGGGGGTCAGCGGATGATGGGTGAGATGGCTAACCAGATGGAACAGGCCGATATCGCCCGTACAGTAGCAGGCCAGCAGCTAGCAGGACAGGAGCAGTCACGTCTAGGTGGACTAGCAGGGAATCTCTCTGGAGTTCAGCAAGGCCTTACAGGGGCTATGGCAGGTCTTCTAGGTCAGCAGGCAGGTATTGGTAATCAAGCTCTAGGTATGGCAGCCACCCTACAGGGACAGGACTACAACCAGATGTCCTCGACCACTAACCAGCGCTTCCAGAACGCCATGCAGCTATTCGGGGCAGGTAATACCCAACAGAACCAGAGTATGCAGGGAGCCTTCCAAGCCATGGGCCTCGGCACCTCTATGGGTAATATGGATGTCCAGAATATGCTTCAGGCAATGCAGCTTTCTGGCCAGCTATCCTCAGCTAGGTCTGGTGCAAACGCCAATGCCTACATGCCCCAGCTTCAGGCTAATGTTGCCCAGAATGATACCAATGCCTCTAACATGCAAGGTATTCTAGGGGCACTCGGTGGGTTATTCCAGAATCCTTCTGGGGCTACTCCGGGAATAACTGATCCTAGTATTAGACAACAGTTGGGACAGCTTAACTTCACTGACTACAATACCGCCACTAATATGGCATACAGTGCGCCTACTATTAATCCATTCCGGGCAGCCCAGTTAGGCAACCTAAAGCTCTCATAAAGAGATTAAACATGGCAGAACCAAGTAAGTTTTCAGGTCTAATGCAGCAGATGGGAATCTTCTCCCCAACGGAGAAGTCCGCTATGCAGTATGCTCAGCAGCTTGAGCAGCTTAAGATGCAGCAGACTAATGCTCAAATTGCTCAAGGCAGCTCAGCTAGATATGGTCTGTTTGGTGGTCCTGTAGAGCAGGCCCAACGACAGCAGATGGGCGCTACTCCTGGACAGCTTAAGATTCCCGACCTCCCTGCCCCCCAAGATACTTCTCAGCAGGAGCAGATCATGGCGGGCTCTGTGTCTGGGGCGGGTTCGTACTCGTCTCAGCTATACAACGCTTCTCAGCAGTTCCTCCGTATGGGGGATACCCAGCGAGCACATATGGCTTATGTAGCGGCCATGGAGGCCTCTCAGCAGGAAGCAGAAGAGAAGCGCAAGTCCGAGGAGGCTATGCGTAATGAGGCTCAGGCAGGTAACCCAGGTAACCCCTTTACTGTAGGTGTATCCGGAACGCCTACGGGGCGTCAGCAGATGCGGGACGTTAAGGACAAGTATGGTCGTGTTATCGGTCAAGAGGCTGTGGGTCCTTCTTACGAGATTGGTAAGAATGAGACAAACGTCAATGTAGGTGGACTACTAACTGAGCAGCAGACTGGTGCCCAGGTTCTGGACGCCAACAAGCAGATTCGTTCCGCCGCTGACTTCATTAATAGCTCTAAGCAGTATCTAGGAGATGTTGCCAAGGGTGGTGTAGGTGGTGCTGCTGGTTCTGTGGTCAAGGGTCTCTCAGAGGCGTTTGACACCGCCAAGTACGCCCTGCGTGCATTCAAGCCCGACGCCAACTATTTCAATGAAACAGATACCCGCTTCGAGGACTTATCTAAGAAGACGGGGCTAGCTAAGGCTACCATCATTGGTATGGCTTACACCCTTGCTGCCTCTCACTCTCAGGATGGTCGTATCTCAGATGCTGACTTTAAGTATGCTATGGATGAGCTGGGTGGTAATACCTCCAGCCCAGAGAAGGCTCGCGCCGTTATGTTGCGTGCTGTAGCTAACCTACGCAAGCGTATTGATAGGCTCTATGATTACCCCGACAGCGATGCTGTACGGATCGGAATTGAGCCAAACTATAAGCGATTCGTCGGTGAGTACGATAAGGTATTCCCAGCGGATACCTTTAAGGATGTTGAGTCTACCCTGACGGATACTGGTGGAGTTCCGGAACTAGTTAAGGGTGAAGATGGTGTTTGGAGAGTCCTAAAGAAGTAACTATGGCTGAAGTATTCCCTATCGAGATTGATGGCCAAGTAGTCCAAGTAGAGGCAGATGATCCTCAGCAGGCGTATAAGTATGCTGAGTCTGTAGCTCGTCGTGGAGCCAACATTCAGGGCTCAGGTCATGAGTACCTGACTAAGCCTGATGGATCATTCCAGACTACTCCTGATGGTGGTCTAGTACAGGACCCTCGTACAGCTGCCTCCAAGATTGATGCTGCTCGCAGAGTAGACACTATAACCAACCCAAAGAAAGTCATCCCTGCTGCTGCTGAGTTAGTTGGAGACATGGCCGGCTCTATTGGGGGTGCCCTAGTTGGTGCTCCAGCCGGCCCTGGCGCCGGTGCATTATCTGTTGGCGGTGGCACGACCGGTGCAGGAGCAGGTCGTCTCATTGGTGAGCTGGCCGTAGGTACGCCTAAGGAAGAGGCCATTCAGGTAGCCAAGGAATCTGCCCTGTGGTCAGCCGCAGGAGGGGGTTTCTTTGAGCTTGCTCGTCTAGGTAGAGGGTGGTTCCGAGGATTCAGTCCTGCCCTTAAGCCTTCTGAAATCAGTATGCTAAAGGAGCTGCGCCCGGAATACGAGGACGTAGCCCGTCGTATGGGTACCGATCCAAGGGCGGATCAGCTAAGAGACTGGAAAGTTGTTGGTCAAGACCAAGACCCAGAACAAGTTAACCTAGCCAGAAAGATAGGGGATTCGTTAATCCATCCCACAAACCAGGACTCAGAAGCTCGTAGAGCGGCCGGTGACTGGGAGGCTGTCTATAGATACCTAAACCCTTCCCCTGCGGAAGGTCCTAGCTACATGGCTGATCCAGGTCAGGCTATGCAGGACGCATTCCGACAGGAGTACCAGAATAAGATTGGTAGTGCGGAAGGTGAGTTAGTGCGGCAGCAGAAAATCAGTGAGGTAGTAGCTGGACAGATCAAGGGTACCCCAGACACTATTCCTATCGGTATGCAGGCAGCTATCGCTCTTGAGGAAATGGCTACTAAGGGTAAGGCTGAGGTAGACGGTCTGTATGATAACTACCGCAGACTGATTGGGCAGAAGAACAAGCTTCTACCTGAATCAGATACCTTCGTGGGAATCCCTGATTGGATTAAAAAGTACGCTTCCGATATCCACAGATTGGCCAACGACGACGGTCTTACTGAATCTCAGAGGCGCTCCTTTGCACACATTGCGGGATCACTGTTTAATACTAAGCCAATCAAGAAAACTGTAACAGAGGCTAATCCTGACGGGTGGATGCTTGGTGCTCCTAAGACTATTACTAAGACTACTACTAAGGAACGAGAAGTAGACCTAGCAGCCCTAGATGATGCTATCATTCAGCAGGGACACCTAGTAAGTAGAATGAAGAGTGCCTATGATCCAGGTACATCGCTGTCCCGCGAGACGGACCTCTTAGAGGCCCTGAAGCAATGGAGAGCCCAGGCCTCTACCTTGCTACCCCAAGAGACCCAGGCCGCCCATAATGCGGCCCAGGAGGCCTACGGGGCCTATTCAGACAAGTTCAAGAATGGTCTAGTAGGTAGCCTTCTGTCATATGACCGGGATGGCAATATTCGCCTAGCCGACCCAACTAAGCTCATCACCCTATTCAATAACGGTAATATTGGTGATGTGGCGCAGGTCGCTAAGCTGGCTAACCTAAACCCAACCCTTAAGTCAGAGCTGCGTAAACTTGCCTTCGCCCATTACCGGGATAAGGTTATGGCTGATGGGGTCACTATTGACCTCAAGAAGCATACTCAATATATGCGTCCCTTTGGCGAGGGCGGATACCGAGAACTTACCCAGGGCTTCTTTGATCCTAAGGATTGGAAGCTCATTGAGACTGCGGGCGGCTACGCTAAGGCGGTAGTAGAGAAGGAGAAGAACCTTAAGAAGCTAACCCAAGAATGGAACGAAGCTTTTGGAGGCAGGTTCTCCAATGTGGATGACCTCTCTCCCCAGCGCCTAGTTACGATGGCGTTTACGACTGAGGGAGCCCACAAAGCCATGGACCCACAGCACATCCAGTACGCCATGCATCTGCTTAAGAAATATGACGAGGCAGCGGTGCCCGCCTACCAGGACGCTGTGCGCCAAAAGGTTGTGGATATGGTCAAGGATCAACAGACAGGGGAGCTTAACCTATCTACCCTGAATAAGATTCTAAATCGTAGTGGTGGTACAGGTAAGAACCTTGGAGTCATTCTAGGTAATGATTATGTGGATAAGCTGCGCAATGTAGTCGGCTACTTAGAGCGATCCAACATCCGTCGTATCCTTCCAGGTCCTACCAGCACAGCCGGAGCCTCGGTATTTGAGAATCTCCGTAAGGGTATCCTCGGCCCTCTTAGTCATGAGTCCACTATCGCAGGACTGGCGGGTGGTTATCGTAAGGCGGCCATCCAGCGAGCTGTATATGAGGCCCTAACTAACCCGGATGCACTGAAGAGTATGGAAGGGTTCTACAAACGACTAGGTATTGGTATCGGGGCAGCAGGCTCTACTGCCCTAGTCCTGAAACCAGAAGATGAGGTAGAAAGTGACTAATGATCTGTATGAACGCCTCGTTCGATCCGAGGGATGGAAAAACAAACCCTACACAGACACCGTAGGTAAGCTTACTATTGGTGTTGGGTTTAACCTCACAGATGTAGGTCTCTATGATAACGAGATCGAGTTTATCCTTAAGAATAGGATAAAGCTTGTCAGGGAGTACCTACAGACTGTCCCCATATACTTAGGCCTTGATCCTGTCAGGCAGGGAGTCCTTGAGGACATGTGCTTTAACTTGGGTCCTGAGCCCTTCGATGGTGATGGATTTAAGGATTGGCCTATCTTCATGTCACAGCTCCAGAAGAAAGATTGGAAGGGAGCAGCTACTAATATGCGCTCTACGAAGTGGGCTAAGCAGGTAGGCAATAGAGCCAAGAAATTAGCACGCATCATGGAGACGGGGATTGATGAGGTCTAAGAAATCCCTTATTAATCAGGTTCGAGGTATCTGGAATGAGTACAATAAAATCTACTTTAAAGGACAGCTATCAGAACCAACTTTCCGAATTACTAGAGCCACTAAGTATTACGGGGATTTCTGTGTCACCGAATCATCGGCTAGACCAACCCTACGTATATCAAATAGGACAAACAGTAATCCACAGTTGCTCCGGGACACCGTACTACATGAGATGGTCCACCAGTTCTTCTGGGAGTCTGGATTCCCTGATTGGGATGCTCACGGAGATAGTTTTAAACAATTTGGACGACGAATCGGAATAGAGGTATAAGAATATGAGAAAGTTAATTGTAAGCCTAGTCGCTGCGTCGGTACTTGCTACCGGCTGTGCGTCTCTAGGTAATCAGACTGAGACGTTAGTAGTGCAGTATGCGGTGCTGAAGGTAACTGAAGATAAGCCAGCTACGGCTGCGAAAGTCATTGAGATTGCTAATGATGCTAAGACTTTTTTTGACGTAGAGTTCGTATCTGTAGCTAATGTAAAGGCTGCGATACTTAAGCGCATTAGTAAGCTGGACCTTGATGCTGCGGATACTCTCCTAGCCAATGCGCTAGTAGATGCTGTAGCAGCTGATCTAGAGGGCAAGGTAGGTGCAGGCCTAATCTCCCCAGAAGCTAAGATCAGAGTCAATAAGGTACTTGATGCCGTAATTACTGCGGCTAGCCTATCGCTGTAATCCTATGTTCGTATCTGACTTAGTAGTAACAGATGGTACCCCAAACAAGTGGACTCTTCTTGAGCCTCTTGTGTGGGATGATGGAGCCCTGCGGGTAGAAGTACCTGTGGGGTTTGTTACTGACCTAGCCAGTGTACCTAAGTTCCTCAAGGGTCTTCTTAATGTTAATGGTAAGTCTAGAAAGCCTGCCGTACTACATGATTACCTCTATCGGGCTAAGGTACTACCACGAGCAGAGGCCGATGCCTTGTTTAGACAAGCACTTAAGGTGGAAGGTATTAATGGTATAACCAGAAATATCTACTACCTAGGTGTACGACTAGGAGGCCGAAGGCCCTACAAACGTTAAGCTAGAAATCCTATAGGCAAATAAAAACCCCCCAGAGCCCTAAAGCCCTGGGGGGTTTCTTTTTGTCTTTAACTTTTTAAATTAAAGAGGTTTCTCTACTCCATCAGTATCAATGAACGTCTTATAACCCTGCTCTCTCATAGCCTGCTTCAGCATATCCTGAATGGAGGTTTCTGAGATCGTATGACCGAGGAGTTTATACTCCTTCTTGTTCTTCTTTTTGTTTTCCAACTCTAATAATCTTCTTAGCTGTACCTTTGAACCAGTGACCGCAACCCTGACAATTTAACCGCTGTGTGAGTAGTGTTCTAGATCGGAGGAAGCCTCGTTTCTGAACATGCTTAGAGCCGCATGCAGGACAATTAGCCCCTCCTTGTTCCGCATCTCCCAGATACGGATGGGTCTTAATGTAGGGTCTAAGCTTTGTATATAGTCGTTCCAGAAGGCGAACGTCTTGCTTATTGTACCGCTCCATGACCCGTTGATCTGACTCAATTCCTTCCATTGCTCCGACCCATGTATCGAAGCCGGCTGTCTGTCCTTTAGCTCCAAGGCCTAGGTGCCTTGCAACGTAAGCCAGCTTACCACTAGGGTAACCAAGGCGGCGGCAAGTAGTATACAGGTCAATGGATGGGGAAGGGGGGATCGGGGGGAGTCCCAGTGCAAGGACTTCACCATGGATTTTAGGTAGGTCAAATTTATTCCCATTATAAGTTACAACAGCATCAGCTTCTGACAGGAGGGCATGGAGCTGAGGGATCATAGCATTCCCATCAACCTGACGGTACTCGCTCCATTCCGCAGCGAAATAAATACCCTTTTCTTTATACCACTTAGCAGCCCAGCACAGAATACGGCCCGGCTGGATTAACTGATTAAGCCCTACGTTCTGCTTAAACAGTCCCCAGACATACGCCATGTTAGGGGCTGTCTCAATATCTAGTAAGAGAATCTTAGGCAAGATTCCCCCATTGCTCCGCCATGGCGTCTGCAAACCCCTCAAATGTTATACTTCTTTTCATTCCTCTATCCGGACTAGGAGGTAGATTATACCACTTAGGTATTCGCCTACCTGACTTAGTTGTATGGAACTCTCCTTTGTCTACTATATTGGTTGGTTGCAGGAGGGGCAGATTCTTAAGCCACAGGCACGTTGATTTACTTGCACTGTGTCCAAATTGCCACGGGTGGACGATTTGATCTGGTTTTCTAACATGACGCGATAGAACACCGATGGGGTTTTCAATAGCGATTCTATCAATCGGCGCGTCCAATAATCGTCTGACGAACTCAATTGCATCCGCCTGTTCCTTTACTTTGTTCTTGAACCATCGAGCACCGCTATTAGCAAGGTGGGTACAAGGAGGATGAAAGATGCCAATATCCCACCCATCATCCAAATGCTTAAGGACATCGTCGCGGATATGCCAGTCACTAGCAGGCTCAGCATGAATAAGATCACAAGAATAAGCATCGTGTCCTCTTGATCGGAACGCTTCCCTGACCACTCCGGAGAACTCACATCCCACCAACACTTTCAATTAGTTCAACACCGGCCTCTTCAAATAAGGCTCTTGTAGTTTTAATAGACTCTCCCCAACGCCCCTCTAGTTCTTTAGTGGCTACAGGAGCTACCACCCTAATAATACCGGACTGTATTACCTGCAGGGCACAGGCC